GTGAGATTAAAGATTTTATTCATCATCTTTATCCTTTTTTACTGCCGGAGCAGGCTTGACCGCGGCCTTAACTTTAGGCTTTGGTGATGTTGGTGGAACAGGTTTAGGGTTTTCTTTCTCTTTAATTTCTGCCCACACTTGGGGGAGACTACGCTCCATAATTGCTAACATACGGCTCCAGCTCCCAAACATATTCATTACAATTCCTATACGAATATCTGTTCTGGCTCTCATTGTTTCATACTCTCTTTTTGATAATACTTTTCCTGCTTCAAGCATATGCATTGATATAGATTGGAGAGCCATATCTCTTCTTCTTACACTTCCCATTATTCTTCCTCTGTTTCTACTGGTCTTCCGCCTTCCTCTGGGTTGGCGGCTGATCCTGCTATATTTGCAGGTACTCTTATCTCTTCTGTTCCATCCATAAAGTCAAAACCTAGTGCTTTACGAGCTTCTGCTGCTGTTATTATTCCTCCATTTACTAATGAAGTGTAATAGCTGGATGAATCTCTTAACTCGGGCTGTAACGCAGGTATGTTACTAATATCTTCGCGTAATTCAAAACCGAAATATCTTTCCATTGCATGATTAATTTTTCGAACTATAGGTAGTATAGTCTCAAGATAATACATGCGCATATTTGGGCGAATGTTAGCGTTGTTGCCAGAGTCCATCATAATTGGCGGTATTCCTAACGCCTTCAAAATTATCTTTTCATTTTCTTCTATCGAAGTTTGAAAATCTAATTCTTTAAAATTTACATTTGTGATAGAATCTACTTCCATTCCACCGTCTAAAATTAAAGGTCGTCTACCTCCCCCATCTGGTCGGTATCTTTGCTGCCATGAAATCATCATGCGCTCTTTAATTTTCTCAGAAAGAGTGTTAGGTGACTTGAGTACCAATCCGGGTACTGCTCCATTTTTGAAGAAATTATCCTGAAATTTTCTCATTGACTTCATTAGAACCATCGTTCGGTGTGCAGGTTTTAGCCTTGGAACTCCTCGATAAATTGAATGAAACGAGTTTTCTTTTATATGAATAATCTCGTCAGGGCTGAATGTAGTATCATGAAGAGTAAACTTATCTATATAAGTTTCTCGGCTTGCATGAATATGTACATCAGTTGCCGACAAATGGTACATATGTGCACCATCAAAATAAATAAATATATTTCCATCAATCAAGTAGTCAGTAATTAAATTACGTTTAAAACTATTTATATCTTGATATGGATTTGGAGACTTGTTTAAAAGTGTCTCAACCTTTGCTCTTTTTATTCCTGGTATAATACCTCTAAAGCTATTCTCTCTTGATACAAGAGTGGGTATTTCTGCCACGTCATCAACAATCATATTGACACCGCGATTTACAATTTCTAGATCTTCATAAGCAAGCTCGTAACTATAGGCAGGCTCTCTCGAGGGTTCTATATCACTATAGCTATTTCTTCCTGCAAAATTCAGTTTTTCTTCATCTGAATCTTGTGGTTTTCTACCTATTAGTGCGTCATACCAAGCCATATTTTTCTCTTTGAAGTTGCACCCATCTTAACTGTTTCTTTGCTGTTCCTAGTCCTGGGTCTTTGCCATAAATTGAGTGAAGTTTTAAATGGTGAGTATGACACAGTGTAACTGTATGTTCATATAGCTCAGCATGGTGTTCTTCTATAAAATCATCCCGAAGTGCTTGTATATACTTTGGATCATGTTTGTTCTTTTGTAACCATTGATTTAACAGTGGTGTTAAACTGTAAAAATGGTGAAAGTCTAACTGTTCTGTTGCACCACAAATCTCACAAGCGGAAGCCTTTTCATACCTAGATTTTGCTTTGTCTCGTACATACTTTACAACATCTCGTTTTAACTTAGGCATTTGCTTCGGTTCCTACATTTTCATTTAAAGAATTATATCGAGTTTAAACTAACTTGTCAATAACTATTTTTCTCAGGTATCATTAAAATGAGATGGTTGCAGTTTCAAACGAATATAGTGCATATCGCAAAGCATCAGCCATGTGCGATGCCATATCGTGTTTTGGTCTTTCTCTCATAAGATTGGGGTTAGGGTCCCATTGATACGAGTCCAAACATATAAGTGTTTGTTGGGATTGTTGATCAACGTAAAGTTTGTCGTTGTCCACCAAACTTGAGACATGTCCAATTCCGTCCAGTACAGACTTCTTTGCGTTAATGGTTGTAATATCGTAATTTTGCGCGAAATCGAACCGTGTTTGTTGAGCAGCTGAATCAATATAAATGAAATCAATATCCCAGCGATCAATGAGTCTCTGGATCTGGGTAGCATGCTGTTCCGTTGTTTTTTCTGCGTCAAAATATTCGTCAAGTAAATAGTATTTATCCTCATCCCAGTCATATGCGATTACACACATTGCTGTGGGATCTTTGTAGCCAACGTCCAGACCTGCAAAAACGTCCATACTACCTGTTTCAAATTGTGACAGGTCTTTTACTTGTGTTTCAAAGTTAAACTTCCAAATCTGACCTTCATAAGTATTAAAGTCAGCTTCGTATTCTTGTCGAAACTCAGCTTCTGACATTGACTTACGTGCTTCTGCAATATCGGATTCTGACATTCGAGGGTTATCTGTATAAGTAGCTTTTATACTACACCACTCTGGAAACTCTTCTGAATATCCTCGATAATAAAACTCTGCAAACCAGTTGTTTCGTCCTCGAGGAGTAGATATAAAAATTGCTTTTGAGTTGTCTTTATCAAGAGTTGGTCGTAGTGCTACATTGAAAGCATCCTTACCATCTGCAAGTGCTGCTTCGTCAAAGATAATTAAGTCATAGGATCTACCGACACAGGAGTCGACTTGGTTAACAGATCCCATTCTAACTGTAGATCCGTTTGATAGTTCGATAACTTTATCTTTTGCGTTATCTTTTGTTACTTCTAAATCAAAATGTTTTATTAAATTACGTTGTAAATCGAAAGAAATCTGAGACAAAGCATAATTGGGTGACATTATCAAGATGTTTGAGCCAGGCACTAAAGACACGAGCTGTCCAATAATGTTGGCTATATAAGTTTTGCCTTGCCTTCGGGAGACTGCGGCAGAAACAAAACGGTATTTTGGGTTATTTATCGCGTTGATAATTGCTATCTGCGATGGTAACGGTGTGACGTTCAATAAATCTAAATACGGATTTATAGGAAGTTTTAAGAACTTTGTCTCAGATTCTAATTCAATTAGTTCGTCGCAGAGAATGTCTCTGCGACTTATTTCTACTGCCATTTTACTTCTCTGTTTTTAAGAGTGTCCAGATTCCATAGCCTAAACCTACCCAGGCCATCATTTTTGCAAGTCCTCCAAAGAGTATGAATGCTCCACAGACTGCGATTAACATTGCGCCATCTAAAGATGTACGCTCCTTTACTAGAGTTTTTAAATAATCCATCATGGTATTGCTTTCCTATTATTATTCCAAGCTACGAAGCCTACTGCGAATAATGCTGCCCATGCTAAGTAGTTAAGAACCTTGAAGCCATTGACTTCTATGCAAATATCTCGAAATACTACATCTAACTCTTTTTGTGTCATTCTGTCAGTATGCTCTCCAGTTACTTTTTTAAGGCAACCATATCGATAACCATAATCATGTACTAAACCTCCCATGAGTAGTACTCCGACAGGAGATAAGAATGTTGCAAGAAACTTCGGTACTGATGCACCATCAAACTGAAACCCTGCTGGAATCATGTAACCTTCACCGTTCAAAGTATAGTGAAAGTCTTCGCAAACTACCCAATGTCTTACACCGGTAATCCACATCCAGATTCCTTTCCAGAACCCTTTTCCTTTTGTTGCTATTGGGACAGGCTGCATTTTTGGCATGTCCATATAAGTAAACCCTATTCTTTTTTCTTCTTTCTTATCAAAGGAGTTTATGATAAATCCAACTATAATAAGACAAATAACTATTGTCCACTGCCAAAACGTCATGGCTAAATTAAATAACATTTCCATTTATTTTTTCCCCGCATATGCATTGGCCCCAAAGAAAGCGGAAACCAAAGCCGCGATAGCTACAAAGTATGTGGGAGCAAT